GCATCATCAGCTTCATCTGCTTCTGCGTCATCTTCTGGCTCTTCTTCACTGTCTTTAGCGAATGGATTTTCACCTTCTTTTAAATTAAAATCAGAATCTAAAAGTTCTTCATAAATTTCGCGGCTTTTTGCAACTACGATATTATGGAAAATTTCTTTTGCTGTTTCTTGATCTTCGTTGATCAACGCCTCAAGCATGGCTTCAAATTGCGTACGGTCAGTCATTGTTCTTTCTCCTGTGAATGATGGTTACAAGGCTGTATTATATTTACACTAATATTACAAAAGTGGTATAATATAGCCGCAAAACGACTCGTTTTGTTAAAATTCTTGATATTTATGCCGCTGGGGCAGGTGTGTAATACATTGAATGCACAAAGTCTAACTCACGTTCTTGTTCTAATATATGTGCTTCACTTGATTTGCGCAACTCATTGATTTGTTTTAGACTTAATCGTGTCTTACGAGTATCTTTCCTGCGCATAGTCGTCATGTCACGGTCAGCAGAATATCTAAGGTCGTTAGCTACATTGCGTGTATCAGGATCAATATAAAACAATTCTCTAAGTATCATAATGATATTTATGCTATTGGCGGTGTTGCAGGAGCCGTGCCCACTGCGGTTGTACCACCTTCGGTGCCTGGCTCAAGATCACCTGTAATATCATCAGGAGCACTTAGGTCGCCTGCGGCACCTAGGTCGCCTTCAATACCTGCGGCACTTAGTCCTGCTGAACGTAATTCGCCTGCACTGTCAGTCATTGTAGGCTGTCCTTTGCCGGACTCTTCGCCCCATAGACGTTCGTTGTCTGCAATTTCTTCGTCTGTTAAGCCTAAGAAACGTTTTAATGCAAAACGTTTTGACATAAAAGGAACTGCTTGGATAGTGTTAAATGTATTAATACGTTCGCCGTCAAGCGCACTTTGACGTGTGCTTGCAAAGTTTAAAGGCGGATTAAACTTCAATTCAAACAAGTTTGCGTCAATATTAACGCCTCTTGTATGCATGTAAATTTTAAATTCATCGTCAAACACACTGGTAATAAGTGCTTGTAAACGTTCGCAATATTTGTTAAAACGCAGTTCTTGAATGTATGCTGTGCCCACACGGCCGTCATTAAATGACGCTTGACTGTCATCTGCACCGGTTGGCAAGTAGCTTGATGGAATACGTAAACCACGGAATAACTTGTTAGTAAAGTACTTTAAATCGTCAATCTCGCCTAGATTAGTACCACCCGGTAATGTTTCTACTTTACTGCCGCGACCTTCTGCTGTTTGCGGAAAGAAATAGTCTTCGTTGATGCTTAAAGGATTGTAAGCGGAGTCTATGACATTTTGTCCACCACCCGTTTGACTTGGTATGCGGCGTTGGTGAATCTCATTCTTTACACGCTCAACGAAGGCCATGGCCATGTGACTTGGCATATTACCAACGTCAATATGAAATACTCTGCGCTCAGGAGCACGTTGTATACGATAGATTAAAATAGCATCTTCAAGTAATTCTTTTTGCTTGTAGACTTTGAAAATGTTTTCAAGTAAGCTGTTACCAAATGGAAAGTTATTGTCTAAACCTTCGCTTAGTGACAGGTGAACAATGTGTTCAGAATCAATTGCATGTTCAGTTTCAGTTGTTCCAAAACGTGATCCTGCACTGCTACCATATGGACTTGAGCCGCCTTTGTTGTTGCCGCTAGAGCCTGGATATCCTCCAGCGCCGGCTAGACCACCAGTACCTTGTCTTGGATTAATATTAGGAGTAATTTGTGTTGCAACTAAGTCCATAAAGTTAGGAGCAAGGTCTTTGACAACATATTGTTCAGGCTTCTTGCCATCGCTTTCGTTAACGATTACTTTGCTAATTTTGCCCGGATCAATGTATGTCCACTTTTGATTTTCAGGATCACGGATAAAAAATGCATCACCGTACTTGAACGTGTTACGTACAATACGGAAGATTCTTGTTTCAAATTTTTGTAGACGAGACCATTGTTGCAGGTACTCTGCAAGTATTCTAATTTCTGAGTTTGTTGCTTTGTGACGCCATTGTACTGAAAAAGGAGTCTTGCCGTCTTTGTTTTTTTGTGTGCAAAACTCTGCTAAAATATCTAAAGCCGCATTAACTTCTGGGTCGCTATCCATAACTTCATACTGTTGATAACGCTCAACTCGGTTTGGACTACCAGTATACACATCAGGAAGATAGCTTGAGTAATTACTCTTAGCTGGGCCTGCTTTTGCAGAGCTTTGCCCGTTGGTTGTACTCAAAGATGTTCCAACAGGTACTGGTGTAAAATATTTTTTCCAACTCATCTATTATTCCTTAGGCAAGCATATTGCCGCTAGTTTTAACGGCTCTAACATTTTTATAAGTGCCGTCTTCAACGGCCGTGATCAATTGCTTAACACTAGTATTTAACATATCGATACCTCTAGATAGTGCAGATTCGAAGTCTGTACTATTTGAAGTTGATGATTGTGTGCCTGTTGGTTGCGGAATTGTTGAGCTGATTGACGTTTTAAAATTACTCAATAACGATTGAAAATCGTTTGCTGACGGCATACTATTTTTGGCTTCATTCATTGCCATCTTAAGGTCATTTTGCATACCAGACATCATTACAGGTAATTTTGTCACTGCTTGATCAAGCAAGCCCATAGATACTGTATTTGACTTAACAGAACTTTGAGCTCCTACTTTTAATATCTCCGGGCCCTGCTCTCCGACCCAACCTTGCCAGCCTGCTGGAATAGCTTCGTCGCCTAGTGCTTTGCCGCCGGCGGCAGGTACGCCACCACGATTCCTCTCTGACACGTTCTCCTTATTTGTTGATACACCGGTATATCCAAGAACTTCAGTGTTAAACTGCTTTAATAATGAGCTTACTGAAAGTTCAGCTTGTGTCCTATTTTGAAGAGCTTGATTTAAACCTTCAAATTTACCAATACTAATGCCTATTGTGTTATTCACACCAGCAAGTGTTTCACCAAAGCCGCTAGATAGTTGTTTCATCAATATCTCGCCTTTGTTTATAGTTTGGCTTAGTTCTTTATCGGGATCATAACCAGGTTCGCCTTTCTTCTTTAGTATCCTGTCCTCAGCAAATACCTCTTTCATTCTTCTCAGCACCTCACCTGAATCTTCACCGGTACGTGCGGCTTCTACTCTAGCTTTTTGAAGCACTAGTAAATATTCTTTTGATCCTGCAATAATTTCTCCAGAGATTGCCATGATGTCGCTCTTACCTTGAGCCGACATCACTGCAAATTGTTTAAGTGCGGCTTTGTCTTCAACAAGATTTGCCATTCTAACATCAATCTCTTCTTGTAATTGTTTACGTTTTGCCGCATCTGTTTCTTTTGAAAGTTGGGCCATTAATGCTGTAACACCCGGCGCTGCCGCATCCAATGCGGCTGCAATTTTTGTTCCTTTTTCGCTAACTACATTACCTTCGCCAACTGTCATTTCTGTCATCAAATCCGCCATGCCCTTACCAAATTTACCCATGGATGTAAGATTATCTTTGTACGCTGTTTGTTCTTCTGCTGACATGGCCATCAACATGATTTCCATTTCATTCTTTTGCATCTGTGTTTCCATTGCTTTTTGTTGTTCCTGGCGACTCTTACCAGTCAATCGAGCAATATTGTCCATTTCGATTCCCATAGCAACAGCGGCATCAATAACACTTTTCTTTGACGCAGTATCGGTCATACTAAGATTGCGCGACATTGATGCAGACAATTGCAAAGTACGATCAAAGTCGTCAAGACCAGCTACTTTAAAACCATATACATCTTTGTTTTCATTAATTTCTTGAAGCATTCCTAGGTAAGCTAATGCAGAATTGGTTGCAGTACCTGATAATCCGCCTAGTGATTTTCCAGCGTCGTTAATAAATCGTGTAAAGCCCGGCAGGCTCATATGTGCGCCTAGTACCGACTGACTAAACAATCCTAAATTTTGACCAAATGTAAATCCGCTTTTACTAACATCCATCATATACTTGTTAGTATCAAGAGCAACACCCACCATTTGATTACCAAATTGTCCAACTGCTCCGCCTACTGGACCAAACAAGCTAATCACTTTATTAATATCGCCGCTCGCTTGTATTAACCCGTAGGTTCCTTGAGTTAACAAGCCAACACTTGCTACTAGATTGTTAGCGCCAGTAAAGATTCGGCCAAGGTCTTCCGCGACCCCGCGACCACCGCCGGCGGCGGACTGTTGGCTATTGTTTTGCTGGCCAAAGCTAGATGTCCGAACACCGGTTATTCCAGCTACAATACCATCAGTAAGATTTTGTATGGAACGGGTGGATAGATTAACTTCTGCATTCATTATTTTTTCCTAGAAAACTGCGTATATAAATACTGTATGATATATTTATCCGGAGCCCAAAATGGCAAATAATCCTTTACAGCAGTATTTTAGACAACCCAAGATCTTTATTAGTTTACCTAGCCAGGGGATATACAATAAACCTGGGAGTATTTCCGGTGATGTTGCTAGATTACCAATATTTGGTATGACTGGTATGGACGAAATTTTAATGAAAACTCCAGATGCATTACTAGCAGGAGAAAGCACAGCTAAAGTTATTAATAGCTGTTGTCCATCAATTGATGATCCATGGGATTTATCATCATTAGATACTGATATAATGTTAACTGCAATTCGTATCGCTACATATGGCGGCATTATAAACATATCAAATGACTGTTCTAANTGTAAAACTCCAAGTGAATACGAATTAGAATTATCTAAGTTAATTGATCATTACAGTTCTTGCAANTATGATAACAAACTAGTATTAGATGAACTTATAGTAATTCTTAANCCNNTGTGTTATAAACAAACAACGGAATTTGGCATACGTAATTTCCAACTACAGCAACANCTGACACAAATTTCTGCAATTGAAAATACTGATGAGAGATCTGCCGAGCTGAATAGAATTTATCAACAGTTAGCAATACTACGTAATGATGTGTTTGCTGAAAATATTGAAAGTGTTGATACTGGCAAANTAGTTGTTGCTGAACGTGCGTTCATTGTTGAGTGGCTAAACAATGTTGACCGTAGTGTAATAGCGGCAATTACGGCCCATATTGAATCAAATCAAAAAACTTGGCAAGCGCCAGCCCACAATGTCAAATGTAATAATTGCGGACATGAAGATGCACTAGCAATTGATTTAGACCAATCAAATTTTTTCGTCAACGCCTAATTAAATTACCCGCTTCTGAAATTGAAGAATATTTAGTTAGGCTCGAAAGAGAAATAGCAGACTTTAAAAAAGAACTTGCTAGAATAAGTTGGCACATGCGGGGAGGCGTTACGGTTCAAGAGCTCCTGCACATCTATAGTTTTGATGATCGAGAAGCTTATTACGATATTATAAAAGAAAATATTGAAGCAACTAAAGTGTCACAGATGCCGTTAATTTAGTGCTTGCCCAGTGGCCGCATTATATCTAGTTTGACCTGGACGCGGTGCTGAAGGAGCCATTGGCTCAGCTGGAGGCGGCGCTTTATCAGACCCAATAGCAGTTAATATCTTATCGTAACCTGTTTTAGTAAGGCCACTTAGTATGTCAGCAACGAATCTAAAACCAGCAGCCGCTAATGTGTCACCAACCACCCACTCAGCAAATGCTTGACGACCAATATCAGAATCTAACCAAGCAGTAAACGCTAGTTTAGCACCAGCGCCCAAGCTATTAAACATTGCTGACATCTTATCTCCACCTAAGAATGGCAGTTGTTGTATACCGTTTCTACCAAATACAAATCCTGATATCTTTCTACCGGCCCACAATGCTAGGATCTTTCTTACGCACACATCGATATGATGCTGTGTGTCACCTTGTAGCAATTCAGGGTTTGCCAAGTATTCAGGATCTTGTTTTGAATCCCATCGTGCATAGTCTGCATTAATCGCTAATACGCAAGTGTATATAGGTTCAGCAATACCGTATAATTTTAAAAGATTATCAACCATGTCAAACTTGGAACCTAACCATCCTTTGACAATTTGAGCGTTAGTGCCAACCTTGGCCAATGCTCCAGTTGCTTGACCGGCTTCTTTGGCAAAAATTTTGGCGGCTTGTTTTTTGGCTGAATCGATAACTGCTTGAGGAATTCTTGCGTTGACAGCTTGCTTCTCGCCTATCAAGATTGCATCATCAACTTTAGTCCCCATTTTTATAGCTGTTTTTGCCCAAGCCTCACCTAACTCAGCGGCAGCAACTGATGCTTCTTTACTAACCAGTTGTTTGCTAATCCATAATAATGCATCATCAACACCGGCATATACACTAGGGCCACCTCGTTCCAAGGCTCGGGCTAAGTAGCTTAGGTACATGCTTACTTGTTCATTCAGAACTCGGCTTTCAGTAATAATTTCAGTTACTTTCATATATTGTCTCGCAGTTAGATATTTATCTACTGTATTAAGATGAACTAAAGTTCATCTGCTTTTCGCTTGCGCTCAAGCATATTGTTTTCTTCTTTACTTATTAAGAACTGTTAAGTGCGAAGCACTTTAAATATTATCTAGATTGTTCAGTCACACTTTGCCCTGGCGGGCAAAAATGTTAACATTATCTGAGTTGAACATGTCACACTAGCGTTACAGCGTTACAGAGGCGGTTGTCCGGTACCTCGAGCTGAGTCTTTATACAACGGCGGGTCCTAACATGTACGCTAACACACATCAAGCCGTGGGTATTTCTCCCTCTTTTAGCCTTTTTAATCGGTTTGCATAAACTAAACGGGTTATAGGCATATCCCATCCTCATCCTTGCGGGTAGTAGTTTACTGGTCTGTCGCCAAGCAGATACTCCTTACCGTCACACATCAGAACGGATTCAGGGCACAATGTCAACGCCTGTGCGGGCTTATTTGGCGATTAAACAGCCTGAATTATTAGCCTTTGAGTATATGTGAACCATGTACACGGACACTAATCTGGCCGTTGTAATAGTCTTTTGATTCTAGAACTTTGCGTGTGAATTGTTCTCTGGCCTCGATGTAAGAGCATTGCGCCTTGCTTGTGCAGTAATATAGGATTTCTCGAGTGAAGTTTTCTTTGCCTAATTTCAATACGTCCACGTTTAATTCTAGATTCGAGCCATAATAATCTCGCCAATCTGAATCAATTTTTGACCGTATTTTCTTTTTTTTCTTAGTTCCGTTCTTAAGTTTAACCACTTTGTAAGTAGTCTTAGCGAACTTGGCTAATTTTTTGCCTATATATTTGCGTCCAGAGATGACATTTGTTATCAGATATACGAAACCAACACATTCTTCGGGAAGTGTTTCAATGATTTCATTTTGATAAGTCCATGACATGAAGTAGTTATCATTGGTTACCTCGGTGCCTGTATAGTTTTGATTGTGTATCGAGTTTCAATTTGTGCCTGTAGATATTTTGCTAGTAATTCGTGGCCTTCTGCCAACGGATGCCCACCGGGCCCGTAGGCTACTGTGTTGTATTGTAATAAAATAGATTTCAAACTAAAATTTAGCATATGACGTGTTAGNTCTACATTAACAGTCAGNTGGTGTGCATATTCTTCAAAGTCCTTAATTTCAATAAACGATTCTAATGTTGTATACGGATTAGGAAATACACTAGTTCCAAAATACGGAACACCGTTAACTTTTAGAAACGAATCCATCATAATAAGTTGATGCAACCATCGTACTAGATCAGATTTGTCCGAAGAGTGTTTAGCCCATATCTCTACAACTGCCCGAGGAAGGTGCGCTTCATCTGTACTGACATAGGGCCGATAAAAATCTCCGTGTTGGTCCGGGAGTTCAAATCGTTGCAATTGACTCCAAGATAACAATACAAACGGCTTTTGCCCCTCCATTTTTAATCTTGTAATATCTCTAAGAGTTGTACGACTGATGTAGTCGTTGCCAGCACCTGCCATCGATCCGTCTACTAATTCTAATCCTAATGCATTGGCTAGTAATCGAGGAAAGTAATGTGCTTTTCTATAATCCTCATGCACCACAGCAAATTGATCAGTAACATCTGATGTAGGATCAACAAGTTCACTACCGTGAACCCACGAGTCACCGTTGGTGTAGAGTACATCAGCAATAATTGTCTGCTTGCTAGTCATTATTCTTACGCCGTTCCTTACGAGCTAATAGCTGTGCTTCTTTTTCAATGCCCCACTCACGGACAGCAACTCTGCGAGCACTACAAATTTTTCTAATCTCACTTAATTTTTGACGCAAGCGTATGCCCGAAGCTTTGGTGCCTTCGTTGACCCACTGCTGATTAGCTTCAAAGTATTCTCTGAACTTGGTCAACAGTTGTGCATGTAACTCTTCGTCNTGNTGCATTACTCAGTGATCTCCAAATCATTTGCGTAACTAGTGAATCCGTTTTCTTTAATAACTTTTAGTACATTATTAACACGACCAATGAGTTCATCTTTGTGGCTGATTAGGAAAATATTTTTCTGTCGCTCACGTGCCATCTTTTTAAGCACAGCCAGTGCTGATTCAACACCTGACGCATCAAGCCCGTTGTCAATTAGCTCGTCAACAAACAACAAGTTGATGTTCTGATACAGACTTTCCCACACATCACGGAATGCCCATGACAAGCCAAGTATAAGCCTATTACGTTCGCCACGTGACAGGTTGTCAAAGTCTAGATCTTGTCCTAACTGTGTGATCTCAACATTAAGATCGTTTTGAAATTGCACAGTATGTGGTAATCCCATCCGATCAAGATAGTAGGTTAATCTGTTATTAAGATAAGCCAAGTTCTGGTCAATGATCTTTTTACGGATAAAACTGTCCTTACTGGTCAGCAGTTTAAGTAAAAACTCTTGATGCTCTTTTAAATTATTAAGTTCGTTAACGTGATCCCACGTGATTTCTTGCAAGGCAGTGCTGGTTAACTCGTCAATTTGTTCTTGATATGGGTCAACTTCTCCGGCTCTAACAGTTAATTGAGTTTCAAGAGTTTTAAGATTGTTCTGATGTTTAAGAGCCTGTTCAATACTATCGTAATATGTATTAGGACGTCCATTAATATCGCCAATGCCACTAATCTCTTTAACAATCTTAGCAAGGTCAGCAGAGACTTTATCAAAGTATTTCATTGCTTCGCCCAGATGCTGTACCGCACTGTTGGACATTTCTTCATGTTTGTGATCATGTAGTTCTTGTTCGCAAGCGTGACACTTTTTGTCTTTCAACTTAGCAAGCTCGTCATCGTACTTTTTTACGCTTCTCTCCGCTTGCGCTATCGCGCTATCTAACGTAGCCCGCTCCTTGTTCAAACTCTTTAGTTTAGCGGCTTGCTCTTCATAAATTTTAAGTGCGGCATGCTTCACTAGTTCAGTATCAATGTCTACACTTTCTAATTCAATAATAGCTCGACCGATCTTTTCTAGATCAGTATCGTGTTGAGTATTCCAAACAGTTTGTCTTGTCAGTAAGCTGTCAATACTTAATTGTATCTTATCGTTTGACTTCTTAGTAGCTTCAATATCAGCACTTGCTTGTACAATAGTGTCTTTAGTTTCACGGATTAGTTCTTTAAGAGTATCCGCTTTCTCAGAAAGTATAGTAATACCAAGAAGCTGTTCGATAATTGCACGTTGATCTGCCGCCCGCATACTTAAGAACGGTTCTGTGTAAGTGTTTAGAGCAACAATATGCTTGAACATGTCGTGACTCATGCCCAACAACTCATCTAAGTCCTTTTGAGTTTCACGCATGTCGCCCTGTGCGTCATCACTTTCTTCACCATCTTGCTCAACATCGTTGACATAAAACTTCATTAACGTTGGCTTGCGCCCTCGTTCAATGCGATAGTCAGTGCCGTCTTTATTAAAAGCCAGGGTGACTAGCATGTTTTTGTTGTTAATCTTGTTGATTAGATTATCTTTCTTAATATTTGTAAGTGCAGTACCAAACAAAGCAAAGCTCAACGCATTAACAATGGTTGTTTTACCAGTGCCGTTACGGCTTCCGCTGTCATCTCCGCCCATATCTAAGTTTTCGCCCAGTACAAGGGTTAAATTTTGTTGTGCAAAGTTGACTGCTTGGGTTTGATTCCCAACACTCATAAAGTTTTTAACAGTAAGTTCTTTTATTTTTAAGGTCATAGGCTATGGTATATTGATAGTAGCGTGTTCTTATTATACGTGTCGCTTTCAATGTTTACAAGCTGACTGGACACAATTTGATCTACGCTTTCAAATGCTTGAATATCAATATCGGTATTAATCTCAACATTCTTTTTTTCTGTAATTAAAGTAAGTTCACGGATACTATAATCTGACATAAACTTTTCTTTAATAAAACTTGCCTCTTCGTAAGTAATATCAATATCTAAAGTAACACGTAAATGTTGTTTTGGCAGTATCAGTGTGTCAGCTTCGTCGATTAATCGACTCAGTGTTATGGTTCTAAATGTTGGTTGATCTGGCCACGTGTGATATTTAGGTTTACCATCCCACTCTAATATCATCATTCCACGGTCATCATCCCACGTGTCAGCATAGTTGTGCGGGAAAGCATTACCGATATAGATCATGTTCTTTTGTTGCTGACGTTTGTGAAAGTGTCCGCTGAATCCTAGTTCGTAACTTTCAAAACTATCTAGTTGAATTTCACCGTGATCTGGCATCTGTACCATGGCGTTCATAAAGAAGCTGGGCAATTCAAAGTGTCCAAAGATATACTTGCCACCCTTTTTACCTATTGAACGCCATTCATCTCCAACTAACCACGGGCACATGGTAACATTACCAATGGTAGTAGGTTCGTGAACAATAGTAATCCCGGGAATGTACTTGCCAAACTCTACAGAATGTATATCTCGCTTGTCTTTATAATAAAGATCGTGATTGCCAGGAAAGAAATAAAACTTATCAAATGCTTTACCTAGTTTTTCTAGTGCGCGAAGTGAATAGTCCATGGTAGTGATGTTAAGACTATTACGATTATGATGCCAGTCACCCATAAAAATCCCAACATCACAGCCCTCTTCTTTGGCTTTGGCAATGTACCAATCTACAAAATCTTCGCAGTCTTGGTTGTGCGTTGAACTATTAGATTTTAATCCAAAGTGTATGTCGGTGAAACAGGCAACTTTCTTAAACAGTTGGTGCGTCATTGGTTGGTTCATTTGTTGTGTCCTCTGCATGGCGTTTTAAAGCGGCTTCGTGTTCGCCTTGCCCGGTTCTACTGTAGCTTGGGTTCATGCCATTCATTTCTAGAATGTCATCTCGAATGTTTTGATTGCGTTTTTCAATGTTGATAACTCGAACAAAACTATTAGTAACTGCCGCAGTAAAATAAGCAAACGGATTATCTGATTTGCTCTCGTCAAACTGTAGTCCGATCTGCGTTAGCTGTAAGATAGCTTGCCCCTTCATCTCATCATTATAGGTATAGCCGCGAACGTTACCCCGTGTAGCATACCGCTCACAGAGTTTAATCATCATACGGGCAAGAGTAGGAGTAATACAACCAGCGTCTTTATCAAAGTAGCCCTTTTCCAAGTCTCCCTTCCAATGACTCTTACCAACACATTCAATTACATCTACATCGTTAAATTTAAAGTGTTGGAATGGTGGAAAGTTAACTTTATCTCTATGATCAGCAAGGCTTTTAGGATTTTTCTTGCGTGTACTGTTAAGTGGAATATGGTCAAAGCTCATAATTCTAAATACTAGCTCTTGCTTGGTAATCTTTTTATAGTCAACTTCGCAATCAGCCATCTTAACTTTTTCGCCAGACGCTTTCCGTTTGGCATAATCTTGATCACCTAATCGTTTAGCTTTATTCCGTTTTGCTTCTGCAATAGTTCTAATATTAATTTTATCCAAACTGGGTAGAATAATATCGTATTGGTGATATGCTGGGTTGGTAAAACTACAATATGACGCCTTACTTCTATGTATTTCTAACAACATATCCTTGTTATTTAGGTAATTAACTTTTGGTGCTCTTGGTATCAATGTCATTAATCGTTCTCCGGATGTTGTATTATAAACTACGTACATTAAAAAGTCAACTAAATATTAGCCAAAGGGGAACATTATGGCATTCACAAAAGGGCAAGGTATCACATCAAAAGCAGTACCGTCTAACTCGTCGTTTAGCACGGCTTCACAGGCTAGAAATGTAGCTAACAAACTAGGTGGCGCAATTTCCGCAATTGGTGCTGTTAGTAATATTGGTAGTGCTATTCGAAGTATGAATTTGCCCGCTGGCGGCGAAGTTCTTGGCGACCTTGACAGTGCATTTTCAAGTTTTGGTGGTGAATCAAATGCAAACGATTGGCGTGTCAGATTAAGTATCCCTAATTGGACTAGTTTTAAACGCAGTCCTGTGTTAACACCATTAAAAGATGCTGGCGGTTTAATATTCCCATACACTCCCCAGATATCTATNAAGTCTGGCGCAAAATATTCANNTGAATCCCCAACACATTCAAATTATCCATTCCAGGCATTTANGAATAGTGACCCTGGCACAATTGAAATTACTGCACCAATGGCTGTTGAAGATCCCGCACAGGCACTGTATTGGATTGCATGTGTACACTATTTACGGTCAGTGTCCAAAATGTTCAGCGGATCTGATATGAAAGCCGGTAATCCTCCGCCTATTGTATTTTTAAACGGATACGGCAATTATGTTTTTAAGAATGTACCAGTAGCTATTCAAAGTTTTAGTTGTACATTGCCTAATGATGTTGATTATATTGCATGTGATGTTGTTGGCAGTGCCGCAGGCGATGTACAAGGAATAACAGACAGCATTGGCGGATTAGCAGATACGTTAGGAGCCGCTATTCCTGGCTTCTCAGCTCTCGGAGCAATAAGTAACATTGCAGGGGGTATCGGCCAGGTAGCAGGATTGTTAGGAGCATTTGGCGTTGGTGGAACAACCAGCGGCGGACAAGCGCACGTTCCAACAAAAAGTCAATTTGTAATTACACTAGTACCAATGTACAGCCGTTCAAGTTCACGCAAATTTAGTTTAGATAGATTTGTAACCGGCGGATATTTAAGTAGTGGTTTCGGATATATTTAAAATGGCAATATATACTAATACAAGTCCGTGGTATAACACATCAGTTACTCAAAATTATCTTGAGCCGTTGTCTATCAGAGCGGTCAGTGCAGAACCTGATGACTTTCTATATACTATAGAAGCACAATACACAAATCGTCCTGACTTACTTGCCTTTGACTTATACGGCGATGCGTCTCTTTGGTGGGTATTCACCCAACGCAA